TATCTGAGAAGTATGCCCTGATCATGTTAGGAACTTTTCGAGTTCGTGTATCTTTCTTGCCAGTTTCTTTTTCTTTTTCAGGAATCGCATTTTCGATTTCTTTTGCAATTAATTCTACATACTTATCACAAGTTTCTTGGACCTCCCCTCCAATAAAAGATCGGACAGCACGCTTTCTTAATTCATTGATGCCGTTCATACCGTTAGCAAAATCGCCCATTACAAGTTCCAGCTTATAGGACTCAAAGTAGTCAAATGAATTTGCATATGGTGGCGAGAAGATAATTGCACCAGCCTTAATGTTCGGACCATATTTCAAAAACTCATCATAAAGATTATAGGCAGTATCATATATCCCGTGTCCTTTCGTGCCAGGAAGTGGCTGGATGCTCTTTACATCCTCTATAATGAGGTTGACCTTATCACTAAAGCACTGAGCAACGTTGTCGACCTTCGAGACTTGAACTTTTAACCCATTTCCATCACGCTTTCTTTCTGAACACTCCATTATAATGGAAAGGTATGCCACAAACAAGACTGTCTTCGCTTTAGACTCGGAAATATTATCGATGTATGTTTTAATCCTAATAAGTTCATTGAAGTGTCCTGATTTAAAATATTTTCGTACCTCTTCATATCCTGGCTTAACCACTGTTTCCTTATAAGAGAGGGCCTCATCAAGTAACGAAAGTACCTGTTTGATATCTTCATCTGAGTAATGAGCAATTTTCGCATCTGTAATAAACGCAGACATTGGATTTATATCGAGGCCTATTGAATTAAATCCATTTAAGACAGCTACAACATTTGTTGTTCCAGAACCGCAGAATGGGTCAATTATATATTCGTCTTGTTTGGCCTCTGACATTTTGATTAGCTCTGTAATTAGTTCACTGGCAAAACCTTCTCTATACTTAAACCATTGATGATATGGTACAGTTGCATTGGTGGAGAAGTTAACTAGATTATAATATTTCTCCTGTGCCATTTCTATCTTGTACTTTGATTCCAAAGAAAGCAGAAAGGACTGCAAATCGTCAGAATTATATATTTTTTTGGTTTTCAGAAGTTCTTTTATATTAATCATCCTTTCCTCCAGATCCCGTCCTCACACACGAGGGTTTCCTTAAGTTGATTTTCCAGATAGTCATTAGAGAAGGATGAGATATCCTCCATTGTTGTGCCAGAATTCATGCACCATAGAATGTATTGCATCAATTTACTGGTCATATTAGTCAGCACCTTTTGATAAAGCTCGGGCGTAGTGTATGACTTGCGACGTCTAAATAGCTTCTTTATAGTCTCATCGATTGACTCCTTAATAATGAAGGAAAACCCTTTAGAGGCATCAATGTCAATTTCTGTGGTTCCTTTTCTAAATGAATATATGAAGTCACCTTGAATATTACCCGAAAAGCGTAGGTGAGCTGTATTTTTATAGGCTTCAATGTAATCTTGAAACAAAATACCGTTTTCAGGCAAATAGAACCCAGCTCGAGCAACTGCCTTGAGCATAGCTACCCACACTTTGATATTTTTATTATTAAAAGTGAATACGAGATAGCCACCCGGCTTTAAAGTTCTCGCCCCTTCTGAAAAAACTTCATATAGGAGCTCTTCATAATCGTCCACCGTTTTAGAGCCCTCAAAGTTGCTCTTCCTATTTACTACAGCTTCCTCATCTTTGTAGATATAACTATCAAGCTTGTTATAAATTGCATACCAAGCATTCCATATGCTGGAAAGTTCTGCGTATTGGACATTACTACCGTAAGGAGGATCAGTTATAATTACATTTACAGACTCATCAGGGATAGGGATGTCTGATGCACTCCGATTAAGAACCATATAGCTATTATGTAGCTTCATATCCTCAAAATTATTAACTTCTACTACATCAGTAGGGATGTTTTTTGCAGAATATTCACAGCCCCGTATTATGGCCTTTGCTCTTTGCGAAAGTACGTCCAGTATATTAGTTTCAACATATTGATTTGGAAGCCAAAAAGCATGTTTGTCCATCGCGGTTGGCCTTCCGCCTTCCCAATTATCAGTAACTCTCGTCATCTTATTAGTGTATCGAAGAGATGAGCTGAAAAGGAAGTAAAGATACTCGTTAAGTTGGGAACCTGTTTTGCCTTTGAGTTGCATAATTTCATTAAAAATCAAGCAATTAAGAGTATAGTTGCGATCTGTAAAGAAATCGCTATACCTAATTACTCCTTTTTCTTGAAGCTTATCCTCATGTTGACGGTCCCAATCCTCGGGAATTCTAAATTCTGGTTTATAAGGGAGCGTCTCTATAATATGTTTGAAATTGTACTTTTTAAACGCTGGAAGATTATCTATTGTAAGCTCGCGTATGCTAGTCTTTTTTGTATTTGAAGATTTATAATTCGCACGTACTGGACGGCTACTATCTGGAGCACACAACACACGCTTGACTCCAACTTTGTGTCCAGTACAGTTTTTATTTGGACAATAATAAACACCATTTGTAACTTTATTAGTCTCAAGAAGCTCAATGATAGAACCGCACTCAGGACATTTTACTGTATAGACCCATTCAACCCATAAAGCGACTCCTTGGTCATCGTCAAATTCTACAGTGTACCAATCTGCATACTTTTTTTCTAATGTGAGTAGAAAACGACGGTAAGAATCCTTGAGTTCTCCAATTTCACCATTGAACATCTGCATGCGAGTTATGAAAGTAGCCAGAGGATTGATATCTATACCTATGGACTTTCTACCGAGTGCAACAGATTCAAAGATTGTAACACCACCACCGCAAAAGCAATCGAGTATGATGTCTCCTTTGGCGGAGTAGTGTTTGATTATATGCCTAAAGACGTTATAAGGCCTCCTTGCAAAATATTTATGCATTTGATACTGAGCGGTATGACGCTCAGCTTTTATTGATGATTTTAATGGCGAGATCTCCATGTTTGGTTTCCTTTCTTTTTGGTAGCGTAGAGATCGGCCATCTTCCGGTTTAATAGCATCATCCGGAATAACCCAAGTTGACCCAACTAATTCAGCGCCAGGAATACGACCTTCTTTACAAAGGACAAGCACGCGTCTTTTAGTTAGTCCCCAGAGTTCTGATGCCGTTTTAGCAGACATAAATCCCATATCGCACCACCTTTCCTGAATATTATATACCCAATCGCGAATAATAGCAACAATTATTGTCTTTTTACAGGCTATTAAATATCTTAGTCTTTCTTATAAAACATTGTCTCATAGCCATCAGCTTTAAGAGCCATCCCTTTTATCCAGGGTGGCGTTCGTCCCATTTGTTCGCAAATTGCGTTAAGGGAAACATCCATGCTGCACTCAATAATTAGTTCGTCGTGGACATGACCGCAGATAAAGTAGTGACAGAGCGTTTTCATAGCGTAGGCCAAGATATCCCGGCTGATGGCCTGCACAATATTTTCTGTAAACTTCGGCCCGTAACTTTCGATGCGTTCCCACTTCTTAGTGTTGCCGGTTCCTTCGTAGGTGGCAGACTCACCTCCGAACTGGTTCTGTTCAATCTTAGGCTTTACATAGGAAAGTCTTCTGCCGGAAGGAAGCTCAATAAAAAGCATACCCTTATGGTAGTAGAAATTAATGCCATGTGTTTTAGTATGTGTTCTTAAACGAATTGCCTCTTTAACATTTCTGTCAACATCCCACCACAGCTTTGTGATCTTTGGGTTTGACGCTCTCCAAGAATCAACCAACGGTTGCAATTCTTCTTCAGTAAGGCCCATTTCCAATGCTCCCATAGCCTTAAGGGCTCCAACACTACCGCCGTATCCAAGTGCCAATTCTGCGATTTTACCTTTTTGCCGGAGGTGGTTATTTACACCATGCTTTTCAACTGGTACATGGAACATAGCAGAAGCGGAAGCGCAGTAGATATCGCCATTGCTTTCAAAGACATCTAATCTCCATTGCTCTCTGGCTAAGAAGGACAGAACCCTAGCCTCGATAGCACTAAAGTCGCACACAATAAATTTGTATCCTGACCTTGGAATAAAAGCTGTTCGGATAAGCTGAGAGAGTGTATCCGGCACATCCTCATAAAGAAGCTTCACTGCATCATAATCTCCGAGCTTTACAAGGGACCTTGCATCTTCCAAATCAGGGATATGGTTCTGAGGCAAGTTTTGCAATTGGATATTCCTGCCTGCCCAGCGACCCGAACGTGAAGCGCCATAATATTGGAACATGCCGCGAGCCCTACCATCTAAGCAGACGGTGTTCTGCATGGCCTGATACTTTTTAACGCTACTTTTTGCAAGCTGCTGACGAAGTTGAAGCACGTCTCGTTGTTCCTCCGGAGCAGTCTTTATAAGAGCTGCCACATTCTTTTTCCCAAGAGACTCGGTCTCAACACCATTATCAGAAAGCCACTGTTTTATCTGAACGACGCTGTTAGGGTTTTCGAGGTTGGTAAGCACCTTCATTGCAGTAGTAAGTTCTTCTTTGGATTTCTCATCGAAGATGATGGCATTTTTAACGACACCCAGATCAAGCAGGATGCCTCTGTCATTAATCTCTTGATCCAGATGGTATTCATCCCATACAAAATCAGGTACTGGATAGCTTTCTAGTCGTTTCTTAATTGCCTGTTCCACCTCAACATCTCGAATATTGTATTTCTTAAATAAGGACCATTTTTCCATATCATGTGCAGGTAGGTTGCGAGTACGGCCACCATTTACTTTGGTGGGTTTGCATGGAACGCAGAAATATTTGATTAGATCTTTGCCTTCTTTTAACTTCTGTTCACCGAGTTTAAGAACTGCGCCTACACCTTCAAGTGAAAGTGGTAAGCCCATATAAGCAGACCATATCATACTGCAGCGCCAAGAAGATGGATCAAGGTAACCTCCAACAGTGTCTTCAGGAATGCTGTAGCTGTTAAACTTGTCCGGGTAGTGCTTACGAAGCCAATATGATAAACAGACACGTTCGAATGAAGCATTAAAGGCCCATTTAGTTATACTATCATCGGCTATTGCATTTAATATTTCTTCTGGGATTTTCTCACCTAAAGCCAGGTCAATAACGTGTACCTCACCGCCATTAATTGCGTAACCAAACAGGAGGACTTCAAAGCTCGGAGATTCTGCATAGCGATAGACGCCACACTTACCAAGGTCCACATCTGAGTAAGTTTCAAGGTCAAGAGAAAGTGTTTTTATATCTTCCATAACATCCTCCTTTCAAAAGAATAAGGGCGGCAGCAGGAGTGCCACCGCCCAAGCAGTTACAACTTTTCAAGTGGATCAAAGTTTTTCTTTGCTTTTTCTTTCTTGTGTTTTTTGATGGCGTCATTAATTTCAGTTACGACCCAGAATAGGGCTCCGATGATAAACACGCCGTATAAAGTAATAAGTTCAATAACAAGAATAGTTTCCATATGATTTACCTCATTTCTTTGATTGTCTAAGGTGGCAGGTTTTCCTACCACCCGGATTGTCAGTTACTGTTTAGGAAAGGAAGTCTTCATCATCCTCAGTAGCGAAGTCATCTTCGGCGTTAGACTTGCCACCAAGATGCTCGCCATCACGGATCTTTTGAAGATTATTAAGGGAACAAGCGATACCCTTATTTCCGTTGGTGTTAAATGCGTAGAAGTTAACACTGGCACGACCATAAACACCGGAATAAATCTCAGAACGCTCGATGATAGGCTGACGGTCTGCATCTACGATGCCAGGCGCAGAGCTGTTGTTAGCATTCATAAAGTAGGCGTTTTTGTAAGCAGGATCGTCAGGACGTTCCACATCACCATCACGAAGAGGAGTCTTAAGGGCTGCAAGAGGAGGTACAGTACGACCATTACCTTTGAGCTTGCCTTCGCCTTCGTGGTAAGCTGCTTCTATTGCGGCTTTGATCCTCTCAATGGTCTTTGTGTCGGACTTAGGAATAATAAGAGATACACTGTACTTAGGGGTGCCACCATTTATGGATTTAGGCTCCCATGCATTCACATAGCTCCAACGGGTATCAGGACCAGTAACTACTTTTAACGGATTAACTGTCTTTGTCATGATTTATTTCCTCCTTATTTTTCATCAAAATCTTCAAATGCTGAGTTATATTCAGGTCTCTTGTCATCAGCGGTAACAAGGACCGGCTTTCCAGACGGCTTAAAGGTTAGCCCACCGAGAATATCTTCAAATGTCTTCTTTCCGAGAAGTGCTGTCATGGCGGTAACGCCGAGCAGTTTCTTCTCATATGGGTCTTTACCGGCTGCAATAACAACATCAGCTACCGCAGCTTCGTCCGTGTATTTCCTGTTGGAACGACCGGCGACTAACTTAAAGCCTTCAAACTTGGTACCGTTCAGAGCTTCCTTCAGAGCATATTCCTTGATATCGTTGGCCCAGGAAACCAGCTCATCTGCTTTTGTAAGGATTGCTGCGATCTCATCGTTATCGAGAGTGGCAGGTACCTCAAAGTCGTACTTTGCGAGCTCAAGGTTGTATTCAGCACGCTTCCTGCAGGTTGTTTTGGCTTTACAGAACTGGCAGTGCTCACCAGCCTTGTATTCGCCCTCGCCCTTGATAGCAAGCTGTGCAGTAGGAGCCAATACTTCATCAGCCCACTTGATTAGTTCGCTCTTAGAGATGCTGTATTCGCTAATGTTTTTTCTACGAGGCTGATAAATGATCAAGTGGATATTGTTGATGTCGTAAATGCCATCGAAAAGAGCTAAGCCTCCTAGTGCATAACAGAACATTTGCGGATTTCTTTCTGCTGATACCTTGATTCCAAGTCCGTATTTGTAGTCAATTACGGTAAGAGTGCCGTCTGCGATAATCAAACAGTCAACATGGCCATAACCGTCCGGGACATATTGCGAGAAATCGAGCTTCTGTTCAATAAGTATCTGAGGATCAGCACAGATTTCTTTTGCTTTCTCAAGCTGTTCAAGTACAAAAGCGGCATAGTATTCAGCGTGGCTGTTCATTTCCTCATCGTAAAAGCTTAGAGATTCAGTCGGGTCCTTTGTATCAAGTCCCAGTAATTTTTCAAGCTTATACTGCGCGAGTGCATGGGCGTCAGTGCCTTCCTGTGCAAAGCCGCTGGAAGCATCTTCAAACTTCTTACTAAGTAGCGCCGATGGCGGACAAGAAATCCATCTGTGCGCAGATGAAGCTGAGAGCAGGGCATGTTTTACGCTCATTTAATTGCCTCCGCATCCGCAAGCAATGCGGCATACTGTGACGGGTCTATGCTGGAGAGCTTCTCTGCACCGTATTTATTCAGAAGTCCCTTAAGCGCTTCTGTGTATCCGGCTCTGGACATTTCTGCAAACTTCTTGCGAACATCTAAGAACGAATACTCTGGTTCCTCTGTCGGTATTGCGGGTGCTTCCATAACATTTTCTGGCTCGTCACCAGTACTTGAGAAAATCTCTGTAAGCGAGTCAGCAATGTTAATGAGAGTCTTGCCGCAGTCCCTAAGTTCAGAAAGAACCTGACTAAGTTCACTCATCTTGCTCATTTGGAGTACCTCCTTCCTTCTTTTCTTGTTCCTTTGCAGACAAGGCTTTGATTTTATGAGCCAGTCTCTTGGATACAACGCTTATGGCTGTGAGGGTGTCAGCAAGTTCTTCATCAAACTGCTGATCTTTTGAAGCATCTACATTCGTCTGTGTCTGCATTGTGTTACCTCCCTTTCCGAGAGGAGTGCTCCCTCTCTAATAGTCCCAGGACAGTTTTGTGTGGTTTGAACGAAAAATCTTTTGTGATTATTTCAGGCCACACATTTTTCATGTCCTTCACTAATCCCAGGACACTTAGATTAGAAATGAACGAAAAAAGACAGCAGATTTTTAGGTCTGCTGTCACTTATATGAGGAAGGAAAAATTTATTTTCAAAGGTTCGTTCAAAGTGGCGGTTTTTGTCCTGGGACTGGTAGAGGGACTTTTATGCCGCTCGAATCTTAATAAGGAGGTTCGCTTATGAACGAACAGATGAGATGTAAATATGGTACCGGCGGAGTGGACAAAAAAAACAGTGAAGGGTATCCCGACCCTACCGCATACGAGGCGCTAACAAACATTAAAAAGGAAGACAAGATCTTCAGGCCGCTTGTGTATATCTGCTCACCTTATGCGGGTGATATAGAGAGAAACACTGAAAGGGCAAAGCTTTATAGCCGGTTCGCTGTTATCGAAAGAAATGCTATCGCCTTTGCACCACACCTGCTTTTTCCTTTATATCTTTCAGATGATGATCCTGCGGAACGCGAGCTTGCATTGTTCATGGATATAGTCTTCTTAGGTAAATGCAATGAGCTGTGGGTGTTTGGCGAGTATATCACAAAGGGCATGCAAATGGAGATTGATAAAGCAAAGAAACGCCATATGACTATTCGCTATTTTACCGAGGATATGAAGGAGGTAGAAACATGCAACTAACAATTTGTACCGCAAACTGTGTCGACAATCAGAAGAACTGCCTCTATCCAAATAAAAGAGTTGTTACCTCGGAAGATGAACTGAAGGAAGCGGTGAAACTCGATCACGTTTGCGCAGAGTACAAGAACAACTATCGCAGTGCAGATAATTTCTTAAAGTCTGATGTCATCGTCATGGATTGCGATAATGATCACACTGAAAATTCGGATGAGTGGATAACGCCAGAGGTATTGGATGAGCTTTTAACGGATGTTTCATATGCGATTGCTCCCAGCCGCCATAACATGCTTTCTAAGGATGGGAAAGCAGCAAGGCCCAAGTTCCATGTTTACTTTTCTATAGAAGAGCTAACGGATGCGGAAGGATATGTGACTATTAAAAGAGCTATCCATGCTCAGTTTCCATTCTTTGATGATAACGCTCTGGATGCAGCACGTTTTATCTATGGGGCTGATACCGGCGAAGTTATCTGGCATGAAGGTTGGCTTACGATTGATGAGCTGCTCCAGAACGTTCCTGCACTTACAAATACAAGTCGCAGCAATTCAATACCTGAAGGCCGACGCAACAATACGCTGTCTCGTTTTGCTGGCCGCGTTGTAAAGAGATACGGCAGCACAGATAAGGCCCATGAGATTTTTTTGGAAGAGGCTAAGAAATGCGACCCGCCTATGGATGAAGAAGAGCTTACTGCTATCTGGAATAGCGCCATCAAGTTTGCAAGGAAGGTGCAAGGGCAGGATGGGTATGTTCCTCCAGATGACTACAATTCCGACTTTGACTCGCTCAGACCTTCCGATTTTTCTGATATTGGTCAGGCAAAGGTGCTTACCCGTGAATATGGCAATGAGCTCTGCTACACCGATGCCACTGATTATCTTCGTTTTAACGGTGAATATTGGATGGAATCACGACAGCAGTCGGTTGGTGCAATGGAAGAGTTCCTCGATTTACAGCTTCAAGACGCTCTCGATGAGGTGGAAAGCACCCTTAATGCCTTAGTTGCTTTGGGTGAAAAGGAAGAAGATATTCTTGCTGGTGGCAAAAAATATGAAGCATCACTTTCAGGAGATCCATTAAAGGCATTTAAGAAGTATCAGTCGGCTATAGCTTACAGAACTTTTGTAATGAAGCGCAGGGATATGAAATATGTCATCTCAGCATTGCAGGCTGCAAAACCTATGCTGGAAATCAAGGTGAGCGACTTAGATAAGGATGAGTTCCTACTTAATACACCGGGTGTTACGTTTGACCTTCGCAAGGGTCTGGCCGGTGGTCGTGCTCCAGATGCAGCAGATTATATTACAAAGCAAACAACTGCTTCTCCGGGAGATAAGGGTGAGCAAATTTGGTTAGATGCTCTGAATACCTTTTTCTGTAATGACCAAAAGCTGATTGATTATGTTCAACAGATTGTTGGCCTTTCTGCAATCGGTAAAGTCTATCTCGAAGCTATCATCATTGCTTATGGTGGAGGCCGCAATGGTAAATCAACCTTCTGGAACAGCATCTCAAGGGTGCTCGGTTCCTACAGCGGTGCGATCTCAGCTGATACACTTACAGTTGGTTGCCGCAGAAACGTAAAACCTGAAATGGCAGAGCTTAAGGGCAAACGCCTCATCATTGCTTCCGAGCTTGAAGAGGGTATGCGCCTAAACACCTCAATTGTTAAACAGCTTAGCTCTACGGATGAAATCGAAGCTGAGAAAAAGTATAAGGACCCGTTCAAGTTTGAGCCTTCTCATACACTGGTGCTTTACACGAATCATCTTCCCAGAGTCGGTGCCAATGATGATGGTACCTGGAGACGTCTTATCGTCATTCCCTTTAATGCAAGAATTGAGAATAAAAGTGACATCAAAAACTACGCCGACTACCTTGTTAAGAATGCAGGCTCGTACATCATGAGCTGGATCATCGAAGGTGCAAAGAAAGCTATCGAGGCTAACTACCATTTCAGTGTTCCCGCATGTGTTCAGGAGGCAATTGAAGCGTACAGAGAAAATAATGACTGGCTTGCTTCCTTTTTGGAGGATTGTTGCGAAGTGGATAAAACATACCAGCAAAAATCCGGAGAGTTTTATCAGGAATATCGTGCCCATTGTGGGCGCAACGGTGAGTACACAAGAAGCACAACAGATTTCTATACTGCTTTGGAGTCTGCTGGGTTTGAACGCAAAAAGACCAAAACAGGTAGCTTCATTTATGGCGTGCGCTTAAAAGATGAAGAGTTTCTAAGATGAGTTGCACCGAGTAACACTGACCTAATATGGTGACGGTCAGTTACGGTCATATATAGAACTTCGCATTAGAGAAAAATTTATAAAAATTCTTTATATTAGAGATTTATGAGTAGACCTTCACAGACCGTCACCAATTTTGATGGAGATATAGCGATGAGAGAAAAAGAAATTGAAAAGAAGTTAACTTTGGAAGCAAAAAAGTGTGGCGGGCTGGCAGTGAAGTTTGTATCTCCGGGCTTTGATGGTATGCCAGATAGAATCGTTCTAATGCCTGAAGGAAAGATAGCCTTTGTTGAGGTTAAGGCCTCTGGTAAGCGCCCGCGCCCATTACAGATGGCAAGGCACAAATTGCTTAGAGCATTAGGCTTTTTAGTTTTTGTACTAGACGACGAGAGTCAGATTGGAGGGATTTTAGATGCAGTACAATCCACATGATTATCAGAAATACGCTATCAGTTATATCGAATCTCATCCAGTGTCAGCAGTACTGCTTGATATGGGTTTAGGAAAAACAAGTATCGCTCTTACTGCAATAAATGACCTGCTATTTGATTTCTTCGAAGCCCATAAAGTGTTAGTTGTAGCACCACTTCGAGTGGCAAGAGATACCTGGCCAGCTGAAATTGAAAAATGGGATCATCTATCTGACCTGATCGTTTCTGTTGCAGTAGGAAGTGTCACTGATCGGATTCAAGCGTTAAAGGCCACAGCCGATATTTATGTGATCAACCGTGAGAATCTTACATGGCTAATTGATGAGAGCGGACTGACCTTTGATTTTGATACAGTTATAATTGATGAGCTTTCTTCCTTCAAAAATCATCAGGCGAAGCGCTTTAAGTCTTTTATGAAGGTGCGTCCTAAAGTAAAGCGCATTATTGGAATGACAGGAACACCAAGCAGCAATGGACTAATAGATTTATGGGCAGAGTTCAAATTGCTTGACATGGGTGTAAGGCTTGGAAGGTTCATAACTGCGTTTCGTAACAACTACTTCATGCCTGATAAAAGAAATGGCCAGATTATTTACAGTTACAAGCCTCTTCCCGGAGCGGAAAAATGCATCTACAAGAAAATTTCCGATATTACAATTTCAATGAGGTCAACGGATTATCTTAAGATGCCTGAACTGGTTAGTAGTGAATATACAGTTATGCTTTCTGAAAAAGAGGCAGAGCGCTATGACGAATTAGCGAAAGACCTTGTACTGGAGATCCCTGGTGGTGAGGTTACTGCTGCAAATGCTGCAGCGCTTTCCAATAAGCTCTGTCAGATGGCTAACGGTGCCATTTATAACGATAGCGGTGAAACTCAGGTCATCCATAATCAGAAATTAGATGCATTGGAGGACATTATTGAAGCTGCTGCCGGAAAGCCGATACTTGTGGCTTATTGGTATAAGCACGACTACGAAAGAATCGTAGAAAAGCTTCATAACATAAAGGTTCCATTTTCTAAGCTTGACACCGCTGAAAGTATTCGAAGGTGGAACAACAAGGAAATACCCGTCGGTTTAATTCATCCTGCATCTGCAGGACATGGTTTAAATCTTCAGGCTGGCGGCTCTTGTATTGTGTGGTTCGGCCTTACCTGGTCACTAGAGTTATATCAACAGACAAATGCTAGGCTCTGGCGTCAGGGCCAAACAGCTGAAACGGTTGTGGTGCAGCACATCGTTACCAAAGGAACTATTGATGAGCGTGTCTTGAGGGCTCTTTCCTTAAAGGACAAAAGCCAATCGGCGCTTATCGAAGCTGTCAAAGCTGATCTGCAAATGAGAGTCAAATAGAGACAATCCGTGCCAATCCGAGAGAAATACAAAATATCGGAGGTACAGATTATGAATCCATACGAAGAATTGGCAAACGCGATCGTACTGCAAGCCGTCAAGGATTACCGGCTTAATGAGGATAAGCGGGAGCTTGCCAGCATCGAGCCCTTCTTCCGTTCTGCCTGGTTTAGCACATTAACAAGCATCAACCCAGAAATGCTGATTTCCAAGCTGAGAAAGGAGAAAGCTTGCTATGAATACTAAGACATACCTTTCTCAAGCGCGTTATCTGGACATGCGTATCAAGTCAAAGCTCCAGCAGATAGAGTCCTTGAACGAACTGGCGACAAGCTGCTCCTCTGTCCTAACAGGCATGCCTCGCAATCCTAATATTGGTGGCTCCAAAATGGCGGATGCTGTGTGCAAGATGATTGATTTGCAGAATGAACTAAAGCGTGACATTGAAGCGTTGGTAGATTTGAAAAAGGAAATCATGAACACGATCCGACTGGTAACTGATGCTGAGCAGCAGACGCTTTTGGAAAAGCGATACCTCTGCTTTCTTTCATGGGAAAAGATCGCTGTTGAAATGCATTACAGTATCCAGCATATCTACCGAATGCACGACGAAGCTTTGAATGTCGTGGACATAATCCTAGCCATGAGAGTAAATGAGAGCGAATGAGAGTAGCCTCTCATGATAGTATTATAATGGCAAAAGAATAACGACAGGCCTTCGCGGGAGCAATTCCGTGAGGGCTTTCTTTTTACCCACAAGGAGGTGTGCCGATGCCGTATAAACCCAAGCGTCCCTGTGCCTATCCAGGCTGCGGTCGGCTCGCTGTGCGTGAGCAATACTGTGCCGAGCATCAGAAGGCCATGGACAAACAGTACAACCAGTATGAGCGTGACCCCGCTTCCAACAAACGCTACGGTCGTAGTTGGAAACGAATCCGTGATCGCTACATCAAAGCACATCCACTCTGCGAAGAGTGTCAGAAGCAAGGAAGGCTGACACCCGCAGAGGAGGTCCACCACATCCTCCCGCTTTCTCGTGGTGGCACCAACGCCGAGGACAATCTCATGGCGCTTTGTCATAGCTGCCATGCCCGCATCACCGTTGAGATGGGTGACCGCTGGCATGACAGATGACCCGGTGGGGGTATCAAAATCTCTACAACTTTTTTAAGCGGACAGCGGCGTGGGGCTTCGTGTTGAAAAACGCGCTTTCAAACAAGGGAATAGCCCCAGCCAGCAAAGTGAGGTGATATTTTTGGCAAAAGACGGTACCAACCGTGGAGG